CAAGTAGGAACATCAACTGCATAAATGTTAGACTGTGCGTTCCAACCATGTTCAAAACCAAGAAGCAAATTCTTAGGGAAAGAAACGGCAAGAGAAGTCTTACCGCTACCAGCATCACCATAGAGGCATACATACTTCCCCTTAAGGTCTCTACTAATTGTGGTTGGAGCAAGGTTCATTAAATCAATAGCCATATTCTTTTACTCCTTTCTTGCGACTCAGAACGGCAATTCGTCGTCGTCTTCAACAGCAGTAAAAGAACCAGTCTTAGCCTTACCAAAGCCACCAGACTTTGCAGAAGAACCAGCAGAGGTGTTACCACCCTTATTGCCCATGTAACCCTTACTCTCAACTTCCTTGATATGAGCATTACGCTCTGCCATCATGGAACGGACAATCTTGGCGCTAAGAGCATCCTTAGAATCCTCGTCATAGGGGTCAGAGCCACCAACAAGAATCATCTCAAGATAAGAATTGCCATTGGTAGAGCCAAGGTCAATCTGCTTACCAAAACCGCCAGACTTCTTCTTAGGAGCTTCCTCGGCCTGAGAAGGCATCCAGTCGATGTTAATAGAAACAGTTGCACCCTCATCGTAACCAATAGACTGAATTTCCTCATAGGTCTCAGCAGGAATGATAATGTTCTTTAGGTCAAGAGTGTTACCATAGAAATCACGAGTGATAAAGTGCATCTTGTAACGACCAGTCTCGTGAGCATCATCATCCTTACCGCGAACTTCAGGCTTAATATCCTTGATATAACCCTCAAGCTGTAGGGAAGCATTATAAGACTCAAACTTATTAAAGAACTGGATAGAAACCTCAGTACCCTCAACAAGAACACCCTCACGATTAACGTAAACGTTATCAGAAAGGCTACCCTGTAGACGTACCATAGTGGGATTCTCAGCATCCTTAGTCATTGGAGTAGCAGTCTTAAGCCACTCAGTTACATCCTTATAAACCTTGCTATCCTCACCATTCTGCTTCTTTTCTTTAATAAAAGAGCGGAAAGAACGAGTATAAACAGCAGAGTCTCCACACTGAATAGCACCACGAAGAGAGATGTAATTAACACCATCACTACCAACGCCAGTACGAGGAGTCTCAAGCTCGGCAAGAGCACCCTCAAGGATTACAACGTTCTAAAGTCTACGAATCTGGTCAGAATTATTGTTACTCATTAAAAAATTACTCCTTAAATGTTAAAAAATTTTTTGTTTTAGTCTAAATAAAAGTCAATTTTTATTTGTCTACTTTTATTTGCGTTAGGTATGCTATCCATTAGCCCAAGCTAATTTCACTACAATTGTTTGTTTTACTCGACATCATCGTCAAGCTCTACATAATCATTGCACTTCTGCATCTCAAGCTCAATACCAAGGTCGGTTCGAGCTTCATCTGTAAAAGGCTTGAGCTTGTTATAACCAACACACTTAGGCTGGAACTTGCAAGCATCGCAAATAAGATTAGTTACCATATTGTCTACCCCTTTCGTCTATATTTGCTGGGAAAATGTGAGCGGTGAAAAAAGGTGTATTATACTAAAATCTCGATTCATCTCTCACTGTGATTGAAGTATAACACACCTTTCGCAGTTTGTCAAGAAAAATTTTTACGTTTTTTAAAATTATTTTTGTCTTGTTAAATTTAAAGGTTTTACCTCTAAAATGAATATTTTCGAAATAAGGAATTGCTAAATTGTTTTTATTGTTTATTACCCAACGAATGAAATCAGGTAATTTCTTTAAACCATAGACTACCAATATTTTGATACTGAGGCTGTGTTGCAGATACAACTGCGCCATTTGCATCTTTCCATGTAGTCCAAGTGGTTCCGTCATATGCCCTGTGAGCATATGTATTTGTTGCATATATTACAGTTGTTTGATAAGCAGAACCTCCCGCTCCAACAACCTAAACCACACTACCCTGACTACCATCAGGGAAATTGGTACAACCCTCCCCAATTAAATAATTTCCTGTAGTAGTTAAAGTATTTGCGTCTATATTATTTAACGTTCCCCCATCTTTAGGAACATATGTGTCAGCAATATTCTTGCCATTTGCATCAGAAAATGCTTTATCAACTGTATCATCAGTATTATTATTAGCATATTTTGCTTTAAGCATATCGCCATAGCCAGCAGCCGACATTGCATCCACAACGGCTTTTTCGCTTGGAACTTTTGTGTTTGAATTACCCAATGTTTGAGATATATCGTCTGCCGATATAGCGCCCACATCTGACGCAACTAATACCACAGTATTAGTTTTTCCATTAACAGACTAAACAGGGGCTTCTGCCGATGTTATATAATTACTATCGTTTGTAAGCTAACTTGTTTTATCTGGTATTATAGTAGTATCGGGTAAAGCTCCAACATCTGTTGCTGTTAATTGAACCGCACCAGTTTTTCCATTAACAGTTGTAACAGGAATATTAGGAATATCCGCAGAAGTAATATACCCGCTGTCATTTGTTAATTGACTTGTTTTTGTGGGTAGTTCGCTTGTCTTAGCAAAGCTGGAGTCGTCCTCAAGTTCACTAATTTTAGTCGGAACAATAATATTAACCGTTTTGTCTTCAGCGCTATTTGCCGTAAAGTTACCAACCTCTGTTCCATTTTTCTAAATAGTTAATTTGGCGTCATTAATGACAGTGGGAATATTAACATCTCCACTTTCACCATTAATAGAAGTTACCACCTTGCTTAATCCAAGCTATTCTTTTGTAACTTTATGAGGGTTATTGTAATTGACTAAATGCTATAATACACTTTGCGGTATAGTGCCAGACCCTCCGCCAGTAGAGCTTCCTCCACTTACTACTACAGTATTACCTTTTTGACTTTCTAAAGCCACTCTTTTTCCGCCCATTCCATGTTTAGCTATAACCCAACAATTAGAATAGCGTCCACCTTTTAAATAAAGTTCAACGGAATCACCTTCATAAAGTTCATATACGCTTTGATTAGAAATATGAGTAAACTCTTGCCCCGATTCATCTGCTGGAAGTCTAACATTTACAGTTCCATCTTCATTTACTCTGGTAACGATAGCTCCTTTTGAAACATCTGTTGTCCCAACTTTCTAATCCACACACGCCATTATGCGATTTAACAAGGAGTCAGCTAAATTATCCATCGTATAATCAGACTAATTATTTTGATTTTTACGTCTATTACTCATAGCTCACTCCTTTCTTAAGTTCTCTTGGTGTTACTTGGAAGGTCTTCCGTATTACAAAAAGACACGCTCATTTGTCCACTTTCTGAAGTAAAAGAAATCGAAGTAATAAGCAGTTTATTTCTTTTTAAATTTAAATATTCATCTTCAATTTCGCAAATATTATTAACGCTTAAAACAGGATTAAAACTTACACTGCACGAAAATTGTACTGCCACAAAGCTTGATTTTCTTAAATAATACATAGCTAAGTCATGCGCCAAATCATCACTCCATACGTTAGCTTCGCTATAAGGAGGTGCAGTACGTCTTCCTACCTGTTGTATACAAATAGGAGAACTGGGATTTTCATTTGTAACAACAGCACTATAAATACCATCGTCAACATTATCTCCAACAACTTTAACGCAATTAACAATATCTTCATTTTGGTAAGACAAACTCATATTATGTAAGTCTCTACCCAAGGAAGGATAAGTCCAAATAATTGGTTTTACACTATCATCAACCGTCTCGTTAATTGGATAAAAACAAAGATTTCCTACGCTATTGTAATAATATTCTGCTGACAGTTGTGTTGCTAAAGCATCGATGACACTTCCATAGTTTTCACCCTGCTCGGCTCTAATTGTTTGTTGTGTTACCATTCCCACCAAAGAGGGGTCAAAAATAACATCTTTATAATCTAAAATATATCCATTTTCAAGAGAAAAATTTAAAATTCCTCTTATAGCATCTCGAATATCACTTCCAAGCTCCACTTCGTAAGCGACTTCAAGGGTACCAGTCTTTCCCTCAAAAATGGCATATTTATCAAGAAGCTGTAAAGAAACTGTTTTTTCAGAATTACTTCTGGTTAAATCTAAATTCCCCATAATATAAATTCCTTTAGGGAACCAGATTATTCTTCCAGCATATTCAATTCCAATTTCAAAACTAAAACGACTATTTACCCATAAACCGTTTACGTTCGGAGTATATTTTCCTGAAGCGTTTACTAACTCTAAGGAGATGTTTCTTCTTTGTCCGCTTTGATATGATTCTGTATAGTTAATACTACCAGCAATAATATCTTCCTCTGGAATAATATATGCTACTTGCTCATCCTGAGTTAATACACTCAGCCTGTATCTTGGTTTTAGATAAGGCATCTCTAAAAGTCGTTTTAATTTAGAAAAGGGAATGTCTTCATCTTCGCTATTTGAGAATAAAACATCTCCAAACAATTTCATTTATTAGGCACTCCCCTTTCTTTGTTATTCTATTTGTACTACTACTGATGTAGAAGCATCTAATGCCTCTCTCCATTCAAAGGTAATAGTGGTTAATAAATAATTACTGGCTCCATTAACAGTTCTCGTAGGAGCGGCTTGAATCTGACAAATCCATTTATTACCTTTTATGTCTTTTAACAATTTTAATTTTCCATTGCTACAAAATTCTTTCCAAGCCTCAGTCTTAGTATACTACCTTTGATATTTATTGTCAATAAGATTTTTGCGTGTTACGGCTTTTAATCTACTTTGACTTTGCAAAGAAGCTTTCGAAAGTTCGCTTTCATAATCACATTTAGACACCGCATAAGCATCTTCAGTATATTCATACTTACTAATAATAGTATTTCCGCTGCCTTCTACATGAAGAATTTCTTGCATATCTCCAAGTAAACAAGTTATTGCGGAACTGTCGTAGTTGCGTTGCCCGACAGAATATTTATCAAACCTTCCAAGAGTTTCCCACATCGAAACACTTATATTTTGAGTTACAGACGAATCCTCCATATTTAGTCCCAAATTCCAAGTGTTACCAGTTTTAATAAAAGTATTCTCTTCGTCCGTTTCTTCAATGTCGCAAATTTGCCAATTATCCCATTTAACAGGAAGATAATACAGCCCTTCACTATCTTGAACATATTTTGGATTGTCGGGGGTCTCTTCTTCATTTTGATAAATCTTATATTTGATACCAGAACTTGTTTTAACCTCTGTAGCCGCTAAATAATGATAATATTCATTATTCGCTACATTATAGTCTCTTAAAGTTGTTGCTCCATTTTCAAGAGAACAAATATAATCATAATATTTTTGATAAGGAGTCTTTCTGTAAATATAGAAAGTAGCACCAGATTCCTCAGATTCAGGGTCAAAATATTGAGCGTCAATTTGATATTCACCATTGGATACAAAAGTATTAAATAGAATCGTATCTGCTGTAATACTTTTTTCTTGTGTTAGAGCATAAATATCCTTACCATCCTTGTTTACCCCATCAAGACTAATAGAAGTATCTCGGTCAAGACGAAGAACGTCCACGTTTATGTTGCTATTAAAAAACAAATAATTTTTATATTCAGTCTCATTCGCCATGAGAGACAACCTCCTTTCTGGTCTCAATCTTAATATCACAACTTACATTGCTCACATTATTTTTACGAACAACTTTTAAAACAATTAAAAACCAACGGTCGTTAAAAGCTTTTGTATTCAGTTCACTTACCAAGCGAGAATCAATATAAACCAAACCATCTTCTTGCGCTTGATTTTCATCATACCAAAGAATTTCTCCATTGGTTCCTTGAGCTACTGTTGGAACACCCAAGCTCTCATAAGTCGCCCCCTCAACCTGAGAGACATTTTCAAGGAAATAATAATCTTCTGCTTGCAAATCCCAAGACTCAGTTAAACTGTTATATTTATAAATACCGCCACTTAAATATTTACCAGATGAAGCTGTTAATAAATACTTAACGCTTGTGGTTTCAGGAGTAATAGTCGTAGGTAAAGCGGAAACAATTTTTACGCTGGTTTGAGCTTGCAAAGCATTTTTAATTGCAGTTGGGCTAAAGAAATAACCTGTATTGCCATCAAAGCGTTTATCTTCGGTTTGAATGTTAAATGAATTTGCTGTGCCATTTTTAAAACACATTAAAGGCTCAGTTTCATCATTTTTATAAACTTTAATCAAATATTGGTCAGGGTTATTCACCAAAGTACCAGATTCATTCATATAAAAAGATTCTGTACTACCACACTTTAAATAGTAAGTGTCAATAATTTCTTCTGTCGCAGGAACGTCTCCTATAGCCTCTTGACCATATTGAGCAGTATGAGCAATTTTAAATACCAGTTGATTCCGTGGAGTTGGAGTTAGTTCGTTAAATCTTGGAGTCAACTGCAATCTCGTCAGGAAAACAAAACTTGGAGGGAATATTAATGGATTTCCGTTACTTACTAATCTATCATAACACAGACATTCTCCATCACCTATTTTTAAAATTGCTTTAGAAGGCAGGTCATCACCAAAAATATAAATGTTACTTTCGTCAACAGCTTTCTTCTCATCTCTTTCTACAGGAGCAGTATAAACAGGAGCGTTGGCATATAACGAAATAGCTCCTTCCTTACAATCAAAAGAGGTCGCAAGAGGAGTTACATTTTGGTCAATTTGATACCAAATATTAAAATCTGCGGTCTAAGTAAATTCGTCTCCATATTGGTCAGTTACATCAATTTGAATAGTATATTTATTAGGCAATTCTATATCATCTGATGTTTGAAGACCTCTGAAAGACCATTCTAATAAACTATCATAAATATCCTCACTCTACGCTACAGCGTTTCCTAAAGAATCATATAAAGTGTATTTATAATATTTTATCTATACATTTTCCGCAGAATTCCAATCCGTTTTAAAATGAACATCTCTCCAAGGTTGTGTCCCAGCCGTAGTAGAAGCATAATTCGACGCCTTTGGATTTTCTATTGCAGTTTGCTCTATATAAGTATTATTTTCAGAATCATAGGTATAAATTTTATAAGTGTAAAATTCAACCTCATCTTCATAAAACAAATCAAAAACATCTGAGCACCTAACATAGCCGATAGCATTATCATAAGAAACTATTTTGTTTTTAGGAGTAACACCATTACCATCTGCATCAAATAGTTCAATATAAACATATTTATGCCGTTTTAACAAAGTGTCTATTAACTCATTTGGAGTAATATATAAAACATTTTCAGTTGTGGCGTTTAAGTTATTATAGTAAATAGTTAATTCAGGCTTAGTTCTTGCATAAAAAATCGCGTTTGGCATAGAATCCATAAAATCTGTATATGCCGTATATGGTGTTTTAGGAGCAATAGGAATTGTACCTTGTTCCACAATACCGTCTTTTACCTCAATTAACCACTAAGTATTATCAAGCTTATCAAAAGTAATATCAGTTGTTTTCCGTGGCACAACAGTATCAGAAGTCTTTTCATAAAGGTCAATTCTTGCTCCTGTTTTATCAAAAACAATTTCAGCGGGATTATATTTATCCGACCCAATATTAATATTAGGTTGAATAAAATATTGAGCCGTCACGCCTTCAGAAGCATTGCGGTTGGAAATTAATTTGCCACTTGCAAGAGGGCTACCACCCAAAATATTGTTAGGAGAATCCACAGTAATTTCTTCATAAGTATCATTCACCGAATCTTTCTCGAAAAGTTTATAAGTCCATCCATTTTGAGGAACTTCTGGAAGAGCTTCTTGAAGTCTAATTTCACCCGTCTCCTCGCCGTAGCCAATAATTTTATATTTTACTGCGGTATCACCATTGATTGATTTACCATCAGATTTATAAATTTCAACCCATCTCGCTCTTTCAAGGTCGTCATTTGGATTAACATAAAAAGAGGTTAAAGTATGTTGGTCGTCACATTGGTAAATATCAAAAGACGTACCATCTTTATAGCTATATGTGAACAGGTCATCAAATTCAATCTTGGTATAATTTTTATTCCATCCAAGTTCATTCTCAACCCAATAAATTTTCTTTCTTTCTTTAAAAGATTTATCAGTTGGAATTACAAGATTCTCTGTATTCGGGTCTGGAAGCGGCATAAAATTACTATTGCCAGATGAATCATACCCTTTAATTTCGATATATTTATCATAAATTAAAGCATTATTTAATTCAGAATTTTCCGTGTATGAAGTCCAAATTACAGATTTGGTAGAACCCACTAAAAATCCTTGGCAAACCATTGTTTGAGGCTATGCAGTAGAACCACGTTTTGCCTCATATGTTCTAATATTCCATTGATAATCTTTACCATTAACAATATTATTTGCTGCACAAATCTCACTTGTTAATTCATATTCAACTGTGCCTTTATTTACCACAGGTCTTTTTAAGTTCGGAGGAAGATTTGATGCTGAATAACCATTATCTGAATCATAAAGCACATCATTTCCGTCGCCTGTAATTATTTTTACACGACAAGCTTTTACGGTTGTACCTGTAGTATTAACCTAAGCTGATAGAATATTATTTTCTGTGACATCTATCTCACTCAGGTTCGGTTGCAAATTGCTCGACTTATATAAAATATTAATCAACTCCTTTACAAAAATTAATAGGAAGAGGAAGAGGCGAGTTGAATCCTCAACCTCTTCCTGTATTTTTTAGGTTTTGCTGTCCAATTTTGGTAAATAAAAGTATTTTTTTATTTACCTGTTCATTTTATACTTATTAACGCTTATTCTTCGTCACGTTGTAACGATTATGTGTTGCTGCCATTACTTGATTCCAGAATTGTGCTGGGTCGTCACAATTCTCAAGCACCACATCACCTTGAATAACATAGGAAACACCCATGTCTTGAGTCAAAGTAGAAGTGTACTCAGGCATTCTGGTCGTTGCCAAATTGCGCAGGAGATTATATGCTTGGTCAGAATTGAGAACGTATTCAGGCTCAGAAGGTGTACCATGAAGCATTGATAAACCTGTGTAGGTGACAGGACCATTTTCAATACCATCGGCATATCCTTTTTGAGCCTTGTCGAGTTCCTTCTTCTAATTTTGAGCCCAAGCTTTTTGACCAGCAGAGCCATTTTTGATAAGATTATCAAGGTATTTAGACTCGTTATTATAATCTGTTTTGGAGTTATAAGGACTATTGGAAGAAGTCTTATTGCCCCCGCCACCAGAAGAGCTTCCGTCTCGTGTTGAAGTGTAGTTATAAGTCTTTTCATAATTGCCACCAAGCCCCAAGTCGATTTTCTCGTTGCGATACTTTTCAAGTTTCGCTAAATGAGCCCTGCCGTTGGCACTTAATTGTCCATCAGGACCATAATTCCGTGGGTCTTTAAGAGCGGCATTAATCTCAGCTTGGAAATCACGAGAATAATCCACTCCACTATCAAGTCGGTCAAGTGCATTACCAAAACCGCCACCACCTGTTGCACCAGTGATGGAGAATGAACCACCAGCATTCGAGCCTAAATATTGACTGGAATCAATCAATGAAAGCGCTTGACGTTGAAGCTCTGCAAGTTGAAGAACTAATTGCGTATAAGAATTAATGAAATTAGAGAAGATACCAAGATAATTCTGATAATCATTATTTTGGACTTCAATAAAGTTTTGCATATCATCCATGATACGTTGACGCATCTCTTTTTGAATCTCTTCGTTAGAGAGAGATTCGTCAATGTTCATCATTTCGGCAAGAAGTCTATCACGCTCTATGCGTTCAGCTTCATTCCAGCTCCACTCAAGCGCTTTAAGGTATAGATTAAGATTATCTATTCTCTCTTGAAGAGCTTCTTTTTCTGCATCTTTCGTGCCTGTAAGGTCGTCAATGCGGTCTTGGCGATTGAATGTATCAAGGTCTTTTTGTGCCTCGCGTTGTTTAGAACGAGGGGATTCGTATCATTCTGTTGCTTTTATGACCTTTATTAAAATATTAATAAAGGCGAGCAGGACTTTCATCCTGCTTCTCACATTTCATCTTTAGATTATAGTGTGAGTTCAGACTGTATATTACTATTTTTCAATAGAATGGACTTCAATGTTAATGTTACCATTAACATCCCGCAGTCGTTAGAGTTTCTTTTATTTGATTGATTTTATTTAAAATTATTTGTTCAATGTCTTCTTTTTGATAATAAGGAACAACCAATAAATTTATACCCTTTTCTTGACAATATATTTCTTTTTTCTTGTCATTTATCTAACTTCTTTCGAATTTTTTCTTTGCTTCTTCCTAAAGTTCTTCTTTCGTTTTATTTTTTCTATTTATTCTAAAAACTGTAGGCTAATAATGCTAAATTCCCTAAAATTCAATACATAAATTAAAATCAGGTAAGAAAAAATCAAAACGTAAACGAGTTTTGTTTCCCCCTTTTAAATCAGGAAATATTTTTTGAGATATAAAATCTATTTTGTTTTCCTATAATATCTTACTAATATATCTTTCTCCTGAAGACATTTTCTTAGAATGGCATAATGGACATCCTCTACCCTATGTCAATTTGTTAGGACTAACAAACCATTTATAGTTACATACTTTACACTAACATTCTATTGGCGTAGAATTATTTTTGTATTCTCCAATAATTTCTAAATCTTGTCTCACTTTAGGATTATTTTTTAAATCTTCTATTGTGTACCTTTGTAACAGACAACCACAAGTAGTATTTCGATTTAAAAAATTATATAATTCTACTTCTATATTGGGTTTATTAGGATGAGTTAAACAATGTGTTTCAACATAACTATGTCCATTTCGACTAAAACGCCTAATAATTTCCACATTTAATTTTTTAGCTTTTTCTGCAATTTCTTCATCAGTAATTAAATGATAATCCATTTTCTCCTCCTTTCTTTTTTATTTTCAAACAAATAAAAGTCTTACTTCGGTCTTAACCATCTCTGGTTTTTAACCGATATAGTCCATTTTGGGCAAACATTTCACCCATCCGATTCCCTCGCGATATACTCTCTCCTTCTCCTACGCCGCACGTTTCTTCGCAGCAAGCAAATCTTCGAGTTTTGCCTGTCTTTCTAATTCCTCGTTAATTTGCTCCAAAGGCTTAAGTTCATCTTCATAAGCTTTTTCAATCTCATCCATAGCATCTTCAAGCTCAGTAATATATTCCTGAACCTTAGACACCAAAGCGTCATATTGACTTTCCTTATAATTCTTTTGGTCTTCCAGTAATTGCATTTGAGCTTCATGCAAAGCTACAGTCACATCATTAAGTTGGTCTACCAAATCTTGAACTTGCTCATCAGTAAGCATTGAAACATCTTCAAGCTGCTCTCTAATTAAAGAGGCTTTTTGCTCAAGATAACCGATATTCTGCTGATAATAAGGTGCAATATCATCATATTTTGCCCACTCTTGAGGTTTGCTCTTTTCAAGCAAATCCAGTCTTCTTTCAAGAACATCGAGTTTATCATTAAGAACATCAATATCAACAGTAGCATATTCTTTATAAAGTTCTGCATACTGTTTGGCAAGATTCCTAAGCTCTTCTTGCTTATCCTTGCGGTCAGAATCTTGGATTTCAGCCATTCTTTGCTTAACAGCTTCCATCTCATTTTCAAGATTCTGTTTCTTTTGACCAACAAGGTCAGCATACAAGGCAGTATCAGGACTTCCACTCTCATATTCGAGAGCAATATCCAACATTTCTCTCTGCCAACTTGCAATATCTCTATAAAGCTCATAGCGTTGTTTAATAAGATTATTAAGCTCATTCTCACGAGTAATCTGTTCTTCCAAGGTATCAGAAGTTTTAATTAACTCTTCCTGAGCCGCGATAAGCTGGTCATAGGAGACATCCTGAAGCTATAAAATGTTGATTTTATCTTCCACCTGCTCATCATCAAGATTGTTCAAATTTATCATCGCTTGCTGATACTTCTGATAATATCCCATTTGGTCAGAAGACCATTCGCTTATATCTTTATCCCAAGGAATACGCTCCTTGTAATAATTCGCTTGTAGCTCATAAGCACTACGCATACGGTCGTAATACTCAGACCCCATGAAGGAATCTTGTCCTTCAGCAGTAAGATTGCCTTGCTCAATTAAAGATTTGCGAAGATAATATTCCTTTTGATACATACCAATAAGAGCTTCAATACGCTCTATTTCTTTATTGAGGTCTGAAGTCCGCTTATCTTTAGAATCCAAATTAAGCTTTTTACCATTTTGATATTTAGTCATAGCCTCATCTAAATCAGCCAGCATTTCTTCTGTGGTTTGGTCCATATAATCTTTTCCCAATTGCTGATTTAAATATTCATTCCATGCATCAACATCTGACATATCACCGCCGTTTGCTTTATAGTCCAATTGCACTCTTCTAACATATTCTTCGCTACCTAACATTTGAGCCTTTTTAACTTGCTTAATAACTTCTCCGTTTAAAAGTATCATTTTTTGGGTATCTGTAGTTGCTTCAGCTAAAACGTCTTGATAATATTGAATCATTGAATCTTTCCAATCGCTCCAATTTTGGGACGCAATCGCCGCACTGTATTTTGCAAGCCAAACTTTTGCGTCAGAAGCGGTCTCAAATTCCCTAAAATCAATGCCATAATCTTCTTCTACTTCATCAAGCAAATCTTTATGAAGCTCTTGTAACGCCTTGGTTCCTTCTTTAGAATTAGTGTACATTTTCTAATAACTCTAATTCATTGAATTTTCACCAGCATTTACCACTTCATTTAAATATTTTAGCATCCCTTCTGCATCATCGTTTGCAATAAAAGGTTGTAATTCTGAATAAGTAGACATTTGATTAAGAGTTTCAATATCCCATTTTCCTGTTTTTAAACGTTCATCTTCAAGATATTTTGCCCATTTAGCATAATTCTCAAGTCTATCCCAATTTTCATCGGGATTTAAAGTGGAAACGCCGCCAAAATCAAGATTCCCTATAATTTTCGCTTTGCGAATTATTTCGTCATAATCTCCCTATACAACATCAAGCTCAGAAGCCCACTTATCAAGTTTTTTCTCAATAAAATCTTTTTGAACTTTTTCTACCTCAGTTAATTCTCTGCCAATAGAAGTATATTGTTCATAAAGTTGTGCAGCTTTAGATAACTCTACGTCCTAATATTTTGTTTGGAATATTGCATTTTGTAAGCCACTATCACTATAAACATTGTCCGCAAAAGTCCCTTTTAAAATTGTATAGGCTGTTTCCAAATCATTTACGGAATATTTATTTAGGTTTACATCTTTGCCCAAATGAGAATTAAGACCCTCATCCTTTATTTTCTGACGAATATCTGTCGTATCAATCCATTCTCCATCAACCATTTTAAAGCCCATACTTAGCACAAACGCTTTTTGCGTTTCATCCCAAGCAGCATAATCTCCAAAAGCATCAATTATATTCTGTAAAATTTTCTGACGAACAGCATAATATTCACCAG